ATCACGTCCTCAGGCTCCAGGCCCTCCATCCGGATCGCTTCCTGCGGCGGCAGCAGGCCCGCCCGCCTCTTCTGGATGATCGCCTTCGTGTCAGCCGCCGGGTCGTAGGCCTGCGGTGGCGGTGGCGTCCAGTCAGCCGTCAGCCCATCGGTCGCCACACCAGCGATGCTCGCCTGCCGCGCCCACCATCCCCACACCCGGTTGAACGCCACCGGCGCCAGCAGCTGCCACTGCTCGCACAACGTCTGCTTGTTGAAGCTCTGCCAGCCAAGCCGGCCCGCGCTGAAGTTGGTGCCCTGGAAGTCACCCGTCAGCAGTTCGTAGGGCACGTTCGCACCCATCGCCGTCCGCAGCAGGTACGTCCGCATGATCTGGTCGATCTCGCCCACGCTCGGCGGACTCGAGAACCGGACGTCTTGCCCAGGCCCCAGCTGGGCCATCGCGCCAGGCTCAATGCGATCGGTGATGTTCGCCTTCTGGTTGCCGGCCCCGTCGATGTCCACGATCACGCCCATCATGCAGGCGCTCACCTTTTGCTTCAGCAGCTGCGCGTCCATGTAGTCGTCCAGGTCGCGCAGCGTGATCACCACCGGCGCCAGGCACGTCACGCCACGGGTCTGCTGCGGCCGATCAGCCGAGAACAGGTGGATGATCTCGTCGGCCGGCACGCGGTTCGCCTGAGGCGAGATCACGCGGATCGTCGCTTCACCCGGGTGGTGGTTGTAGAGCCAGTAGTTGATCCGGATGCCGTCCGCGTCGTACTCGATCCCACGGTGCGTCCACCCGCCGTCCGGTGTGCCGGCGTTGTTCAGCCCGTCCTGGGTTTCGGCGATCCAGTCCGGCTCCAGCACCTGCAGCTGCAGCGGGATGCGCAGCCCCAGCCGGCGCATCTTCGCCGCGCTCGGGATCCGCATCCGCACCAGCACTTCACCCGACTCCTTCCAGCACCGGACGGCCTTGGCCATCAGCCCGTCAAAGCTCGCCAGCCCCTCGAAGTCACACTGCCGTGGGTCCATTGCCCAGGCCCTGAATTCATCCGTCGCACGCTGCCCCCTGGCGCCACCGTTCCGCCGGCCGGCCTTCGCCTTGAAGCTCCACCCATCGCCAATCAGCGCCGCTTCCCACAGCTTGATGATCCGCTGCGCATACGGGTTGTTGCGCACCATGTCGCGGGCCCGGTCGCGCTTCGTCGTGAACCCACGGCCGTTCGCCGCATCCGCGCTCGTGTTCTGCGTCAGCCAGTTGTCCACTCGCCGGCCGCGGCCGTCGGCGTCATACCGCCGCAGCTGGTCGAGCTGCAGCCTGGCCGCCTGCCGGCGCACCGCTGCCCGGGGGGCAACAACCGAGATCAGCTGGTCGAGGACGTTCATTCGTAGTCCCTGGCGGTGCTCACATAGCTCAGCGACATCGCACCCGCCGCCGGGGTCAGCCTCGAGGCGATCAGCTGCCGCGCACGCAGCAGGTCACCCATCGACTGGTACTTGACCAACTTGTCGTCATAGCGGACCTCGAGGTAGCCCCCGGCGATCGCTTCCTCGATGGCCGTCAGATGGGCCTGCGTGAACGTGCTCATCGGCGCCACATCTCCCCCGCCATGCTACTCAGTCCCAGAACGAGGATCTCGCCGGCGCTTGACTCGGCGCCTCAGCCGCCGGCTGCACTGGCGCTGCCGTTGGCTCATGCTCCACCACGCCGCTCGTTGCCCCTTCCTCTGCCCACCGCTCATCGCTCCAGCGGTCTGCACCAACCAGCGCTGCAGCCGCCCTGGCATAGACCCTGCAGTCGAGGGCCTCGTTGCGCGGCCGCGTCTTGATCCACTCGAACTTCGTGTACCCCCGCCGGTCGATCGTGTTGGTCAGCCGCTCGGCGCACAGCTGCCGGAAATACTCCTCGCCGTGCATCGGGAAGTGGCACCAGCCGTGCGGCAACAGCTCCCCGTCATCCTCCGGCAGCCGGCGCCGCAGCCACCCATAGAGCTCGCTCTTGGCCGTGCTGGTCCCGACCGGCCAGATCTTCACCCCGCCTCGCAGCGCCTTGCCATTCCGCAGCACCTCCACCCGGCTCGGCGTGCCGATCACACTCACCTGGGTCTCGACGCCCTTGATGGCGATCACCTGGTTGCCCGGCTGCTTCCGCACCCACCGCTTCACCTCCTCGGTCCTGAAGCCTGAGTCGATCGCCGTCATCCGGATCGGCAGCCGCTGCCCATCACCCCGCCCAAACTCCGACCGGATGAACTTCGACAGCTCCCGCCACACCGCTGGCTCGGCCGTGTCCCCAGCCAGCACCTGGTAGTCCAAGCTCCAGCTCTCCATCCCCGGCGCCCAGCCCACCACCTCCAGCTCGATGCGGTCCTTTTGCACGTCCACGCCGCAGGTGATGAACACCACCTGCTCCGGCACCGTGCCCAGCTCATAGGCCTCGCGGCGGTTGTACAGCGCCTCCCAGTCCGGCGCCTCGCCGTCGTCGTTCCAGCACTCCGCCAGCACCGTGTTGGTCCAGGGCTTGAGGTCGGCCGGGTTGTCCTTCGCCTTCTCATACCCCACCGCTGCCTCGGTCCAGCTGAACCACCCCAGCGGGCTGTAAAGCCCCGACAGGTGGTAGCCCTGCACCAGCCGCTCTGGGTGCTCAGCTTCCCACCAGTCGTCGCTCCACACGTCCGGGTCATACCACCAGGCCTTCGCGTCTTCCTCGATGCCCTCGCCGCACTCCTCGCAGATCAGCACCGGCGGCTGCCGCAGCGTGTTCGGCAGGCCCGGGTCCTTCGGGTCGTACCGCATCCGGTCCCAGCTGATCACCTGCCGATGCCCACAATGCGGGCAGGGGAGCTTCAGCACCTGCTTGTTGCTGTCCTCCCACTTGTTCCAGATCGCACTCCGCCCCGCGATCGTTGGCGTCGACGTCCAGCACTTCTTCGCCCTGGTGCCGAACGTCCGCGTCCTGGCCTCCACGATCGCCAGCGGGCTGCCTTCCTCGTCCACGTCCGCCGGCCACCGGTCGATCTCATCACCAGCCAGGAAGCGGATCGGCATCGACGCCAGGCCCGACGCTGCATTCGCGCCGCCCAGGATCAGGAAGCCCCCGGCGAACTCCTTCATCAGCATCGTGTTGCCGCCGTCCCGCTCCCGCGGCGCCTTCACCTTCTCCTGAAGGCTGGGGCTGGCCTCGATCATCGGCGCGATCCGCATCTTCGAGTACCGCTTCGCCAGGTCGATCGTTGGCTGCACGAACAGCGTCGGCGCTGGCTGGATGTCCATTGCGTAGCCCATCCAGTTGTTCAGGCTCTCGCTCTTGCCCAGCTGGGCGCCGAACACCATCACCACCTCCCGCACCTTGCTCGTCGCCGAAAGGTCATTCATGGCCTTGCGGAGGTAAGGGGTTCGCGCCGTTCTCCACGGCCCGTGCTCACTCGAGGCCTTCGGGCTCAAGATCCGCCGCTCATCCGCCCACTCGCTCACCGTCAGCAGCGGGTCAGGCAGCAGCCCCCGCCAGAACGACTCGAAGCACAGCTCAGCGGAGGCGGGCATTGCTCAGCGTCTCCAACGCTTTGGTCTGGTGCCGCTCGATGATCATCAGCACATCCTGCCGCTGCTCGGGCGTCAGCCCACCCGCTGCCTTCGCAATCTCGCCCACCATCAGTGGGCCCAGCCGCAGCACAGCGTCCTTCACCTCCTTCGCCACCTCGAACAGCTGCCGCTCCACATCCGCCTTTCGCACCAGGCTGCCATCACGCTCCTGGTAGTCCAGCTTCAGCAGCATCGCCCGGTAGCCCTCGGCCGCCGCCTTCGCCTGGCTGTAGGTGGCCTGGCCCCGGCCGGCACCCGGCACCATCGGCTCGGCCTCGCCTACATCCTCGCCGCGCGCGCGCGCCTTGCCCGTGTTGATCTGCCCTGCAGATCGCACCTTCTGCGGTGCCGTGTTCCGGTCCCACTCCAGGTCCGCAATGTCCGGGTCGATCTGCCACCGGTTGCCACGCTTGCTCAGGCTCTTCACCAGCCGGCCCGACTCGATCGCTTTCCGCACCGCGCGGTCGCTCACCCCACGGCGTTTCGCATAGGCCGCAGGCGTAATCCCCATCAGGCGCGGGCGAACTTCACCCGGTACCCTCGCGCCAGCAGCCCATCAACCACTGCCACCGGCGCCTCACCGCACAGCTCCACCTCACCAGCCCGCGGCTGCAACTCGCACACCAGCTCCACCAGCTGCGACGGCAGCATCATCGTGTGCCCTCGCCCCTCCAGCATCTCGTCCACCGTCGTCTCGGGCCCCATGTCCCCCAGCCGCACACGCAGCGGCCATGGCCTCACATGCCCGTCCTCGCCCCACTGACAGCCGAACACCACACCAGCAACCTCAATCATCAAAGCCCGGCAGGACTTGACGCCTCCACGGAAACAGTAGGACCGCAGGGCCACAGGCCTTCATCACGCTCGGCCACCGGCCACGGCTGCTCGTGTCCACCCACACCCAGGCTTCCACATCGCCCCACGACGACGCCTTCTCCTGCAGCGCTTCCGTCGGCGTCGCATCCACCAGCAGCATGCCTGGCCCCGCCAGCTCCAGCAGGCTCAACCCCAACCTCGTCGACAGCGCAGCTGCCAGCGGCTCACCATCGGCACTCGCCGCATGAACACCAGGCCGGTCACGCCATCGGCACTGCGCAGCAATCAGATCCACAGCGGCATCGAAGCCCGCCCACGTCAGCTCCAGTCGCGGGGTGCGGTTATTCATCCCCTCCCTGGCACCCAGGCCTTGTTGAATCCTGGCGCCACCTTACGCACCTGGGCCGGCATTCCGGCGCGGTTCAGC